GGGACTCTGCGTCACTCTCGGAAGCAGAAATCTTGCGCTCGGATTCGAGCAGGGTGTCGAAGCCGCCACCGGCTCCTGGGGTGGTCACCACGTCAACGGAGTGCACCGCGGTGAAGCGTTCGAGCACGGGGCCGTCGTCGCTTTCGCGCATTTCGCCCTCGGCCCGGATCGACATTCCAATAACGCCGTCCTCCGCGCGTTCCCGGATAAATTCCTGGTGCTCAGAATAGAACTTGGCTTTCGCATAAAGGTCTTTGCCGTCGTATTCGGCGTCCTCGGAAAGCACGCCGATAATGTCACGCACCCGGCGCTCCGGCTGCGTAAATCTTTCATCCGTGCTCGGGTGGTTCTCGTAAATGCGGAGACCCTTTTTGAACAGCCCCCGGCCGGACTCCAGCGCCTCTTTCGGATACCACGCCGAGGAACCCTGCCGGTCGCCCTCAATGATCTTGATGCGCCACGTTTTCCCGGTGAGCTGGTCAGGCGCAATTCGCCCCGCCTCGACAATTTGCTGCACAGACATAAAGGTGTCTCCAATCCTCGTTTACCAGTTTAGCAGTTTGGTATTTAGAGAATTGGAGACACCAAATCAAATACTAAAGGCTCAGGTGACGCTGTTCGGGTCCGGAAGTGCCGCTTCGACGGCGGCCAGCGCGGTGCGCTTGTTCGCGTTGTTGGTCTCGTCGATCTGCTGCGCCTCGTGTGCCACGACGACGGCCCGGACTTCTCCGGCCAGCCATTTCTTGAAGGCTGTGGCCGTCTCCGCGTTGGTTGTGGTTCCGAATTTCGCCTTGTAGGCATCCAGGATGCGGGTGCCCTGCGCGTCCGGGACAGTCAGGGTGGGAAGGGTGATGGCCATGATGTGCAGTCCTTAGAGGTTGGGGATTGAACCGGATGCGGTGCCCGGAAGAGTGGCGGGCCAGTTGTCTGTGGTGTCCCAGACGCAAACTGCGGACATGTTAGCGGTGTTGTCGTAACCCACAATGGTGATGATCCCGGCGGACGTGATGGATATGGAACGGGTAGTCATGGTCACGTTTTGCCGGTACAGGTAATAGCTGTTGGCGTGCGGCCTAAAGCCAACGGGGATAGCATCCGGGAATACGTAGTCGCCGGAAGCTGTCATAGTGCCGCCCACAACGTAAAGCGCGACCGTTGAACCGCTGCGCCGGACAGTAACCGTGCCCGCCGTGAAACCTGCTGGCGTGATGAGCCTCCGGCCCGTATCCCCGTAGATCAACTGATCCCGGTTGTTCAGATCATCCCACTGGTAAATGACACGCCCGGCAGTCTGATCCACTCGTGTGGCTGAATAGCTGCGCCAAGCAGTCCAGCCCGAGGTGTTGGTGTAGGTGCGACGATAAAATACTTGGCCCTGACGAGGGGAGACCGTAGCCTGTGGCTGGTATTCCTGAATGACCCAAGGGTTGGCGCTTGGTTGGTGCACTACCAGAACGCCCAGATCGGTCGTGGGGTAATTGGCGTTCACAGGAACCGAGGAACCCTGCCGGTACACGCCCGCCGTGGTAATAGTATTCAGGTCCGTAGTTCCAAGTGAAGTGCCCAGAGTTATTCCCCCCGGATCGCCTTTGTCCCCGCGGGGGACATAGAGGGAAAGCTGTTGGTTGGGAGCCTCCCCGTCCAGCCAGATCTGGGCGACGTTTGGGTTATCGGGTACGTGTGGCATTGCCGGTTACTCCTAGAGGTTGGGGATGGAGCCGATGGCAGTACCCGGCAGGACAGTGGGCCAGGCTTCGATGGTGGTCCAGGTGGCGCTGAACTGGACGGTTCCGGGGTTGGGAAGGGCAGTGGAGGTCCGGATCGCGGAACCGCCGGAGATGTAACTGACCACTGCTGTCGGCGGCAGTTGGGAGCCGATGGCGGTATGCGTGAAGCAGTTCCCCACGCGGGAGATGGTGGGGTTGTTCTTGAATCCGGCGGGCACCGTGTAGAGCGTGGTGACTGATGCCCCCGTGCAGTCGAGGTACAGTTCGACCTGCACCGTATGGCCCACACGGCGTATCCGGGGAGAAACAGCGTTGGACGCGCTGGATACAACGAGCCCGGCTGGGATATCTGCGCTGATATCCCGCCAGCCGGTGTCCCCGTAAATCAACTGGTCCCTGTTGTTCAGGTCGTCCCACTGGTAAATGGCACGGCCTGCTGTCTCCGCAACGCGCACCGCGTTGTAGGTTTTCCAGGAGGACCACGCGCCCCCGGACAGAACACGCTTGTACGTTGCCTGTACCGTGTTGCTGAAGGATTCATAGGTCTGGCTAACGCTCAGGCCGTCGTTGGTCCTGTCATGGACCAGCATGATGCCGGGCTCACTGGCCTTTGGGTAGTGGTTGGCCAAGAGAGCGTTCGCAGAGTTGCTCTGGCGGTACACGCCGGGGGTCTTAATCAGATCAAGATCACCTGTCAGGACAGTGCCGACAGTAATCCCGCCGGGATCACCCTTGTCACCCTTCAGGCCCTGCGGACCCGGAGTGCCCGGCGTGCTGGGGCCGGTGAGGACTTCGCCCACGGTGAGGGTGAGCGGGCCGGGAAGTGCCTCCAGTTCGGTGTCAATCTCGGCCGCCAGTTCCTCTTTCAGCTTTTCGATCCTGCGGGCAATCATCAGGTCGGTGTACGCAGTGGACACGGTGTTCTCCTTCTAAACTTTCGCGCCGGAACGTCCGGCCTTGGTGGCGTCCGAACGGTAGGAGTTGTCCCCGTTGGAGGGGTTGTAGTTGTCCGGCTGCTCGGCGGCTGCCTTGGCCTTCAGTTCGGCGTCCTTCTCGGCCTGCTCCGCCTGTTTGGTCATCTGCAGGATCAGGTTGCCCAGCTGCTCCTCGGTGGGCACACCGGAGTCGAGGTCCAGGTCGAAGGCGTGGATGAGCATGTCCCGGACCTCCTCGGCGGAGAACACGTTCAGCGCCGCGGCCTGCACGATGGACTGGACCTGCCGGTAGACCGCTTCCTCGCTGATCTTGGGGAACTTCACCTCGATGTCCATGCCAAAGTAGGTGAACACCTGCTCGAAGAACGCGGCGTGCTCGGCCTGGCGTTCCTTGAAGATCTTCTCGTTCACCGTGGTCAGGGTCTCGGCCGAGGCGCGGTTGGCCTCCCCGGCGTCGGCGGTGAGTTCGTTCAGCGGCACGTTCAGCCCGGCGGCGACGTATCCGGCCAGCGGGATGCCCGCCTTGAAGTCCACCGCGCCGCCCGTGCGGCCCATCGCGGTGATGGTGGCCCCCTGGGAGGCCAGGAACGTGGCCCCGACGTGGTTGGGCTCGCCCGTGTGCGGGTCCAGGGTGGGGGAGGTGCCCACCTTGGCCGCCGCCGCCCTGACGGTGGAGGTGGCCGGGGCCGTGACCTTGAAGGCGTACCGGGCGTAGGACTTCACCAGCGAGGCCTGGGTCTCCAGGAACTCCTTGTGCGCCTTGGCCCAGGACATGACGTTGAGCACGTCGGGCACGCCCCAGCGCCAGCCGGACTGCTTGTTCGGGTTGGACACCGCGATGGCGGAAGACCAGTCCACCGGCTTGCCGCGCCAGCGGCGGGGTCGGCCGTAGACGTCGGCGTCGTAGTCGGTGGCCGGGTAGTACACGATGTTGTGCTCCACCGTTTCCTTCTCATCGGTCATCGAGGAGACGGTGGAGTCCCACTCCCGCCGGTAGAACCAGACTTCCTCGGCATTGTCCGGGTTGTTGATGGTCCCGGTGATCTGGGTCAGCGGGATGCGCTGCACGCGCGGCTTGGGCTGCTTGGTCAGCAGCAGGATGAAGTTGCCGTCGGTGCCCAGGCACATCTCCATCTCGGCGTAGGCCTTGGGCGAGACCAGCCATTTCTTGTTGGCCGGGAAGTCGAAGAACTCCTGGTAGTTCTCCATCCCCTCGAACTCGACCCCGCCGCCCCAGATGTAGGCGGTGCGCACGTTCATGCCGCGCTTGACCAGCGGGTTGATGGTGACCAGCGCGCGGGTGGTGACGGAGTTTTTCTTGGCCGCCTCCAGCGGGTACTCGGTGCCGTTGTACTCCTCGCCCAGCGGCTTCCAGCCGATGTCCTCGAAGCGCAGCAGCGCGTCCCGCAGGGATTCCTGCAGGTATTCCAGCCCGTTCTGCAGGGCGGTGTTTTTCTCCCGGAGTTCGGCAACTTCCCGCAGCGAGGAGGGCGCTTCCGAAAGCTTTACCTGCGTGCGTCGGTTCCTGGCCAATGAAACTCCTAAAGTCTGCGGCAATAAGCCTCCCCCACAGTTTATCAAGTGGGTATTTAGTGATTTCTTCGTACAGGAATATCAATACATCGAAATGGACATTTCCTGTTCGGCCAGGAATTGCTCCATGCCCACCTCGAAGGTTTCCCCGATTTTCAGTTTCGATACCGGGTCTTTGGGGTCCACCGGCAAATCGGCGCAGGCGTACATGGCGGCGTCGGCAAAGTCCGGGGATTTCACGCCGCGCCGGATCATGTCGTCCTTGGATTCGATCTGAATGGCCCCGCGGGGGCTGAATTTGTACTGGATGCCCTCCAGTTCCTCTTTCAGGGACTTGTCCCCGTATTCCATGTCGATCTGGCCGTTGGCCATCTT